AGCTGATAATACGCATAAAATCCTTCGTGCCCATCAGACGCTCGAATGTCCGGAACATGGCCGTCAGATAGCGCCACTCCACAAAGTTCCGCAGCACCCATGCCGTCACCCCGATACCCACGTGCCGCGACACGTAGCCCCGGCATACCGTATAGGCCAGCAGACGGCTCACGGCATTACCGTGTTCCGCTACAAAGGCCAGTTCCTCGGTCTTGTCCTTCGGTTGCCAGTCGGGTTTGACACCCATCTTCAGGTATTCCCGCGCCAGCAGAATCTGACCCCGCAGCCTCGGACGCTTCATCGTCACACGCACCTCCACCGGGCGTTTCAGCCACGGAAGCTTCCACCTTTTAAGAGGAACGGACACGCCGCTGTCCAGCAGTGCGTCCGCACACTCCATCTCTATCAGTCGTTCCAGCCGGTCTGCCATGCGTTAGCCCTCCTCGCTTTGGAGCGATGCTGCAGCCGCGGCTTCCGCTGCTGGCAGCTTGTACTGCTCCCACTCGTCCGGTATTGCTTCCGTATCGAACACGCCGTAAGGCTGCGAACCGTCTTCCGGAACAGCCACCTCAAGGGTGCATTCTATCTTGGCCGTTTCCGTAAGCGTCAGCTTGCCGCCCAGATTGGAAAGCAGCGTGCCGTTCGGTATCAGCACGCTCTGTCCGGACACCAGGCTGAGTTCCCACGGTCCCTGCATCAGAATGGCGGCCTGTGGGGCAGTCCAGCCAACGGGGGTATTCTTCTCGCTGTCCTCTTTCTTGTAGTGCAGCGATCCGCCCAGCAAGGCATGCAGGTTCTTGTAGTCCATCTTGATTACGTTGAATGTGGGCGCGATGCTGCCGTTGCTCTGAGGAATAATCAGCACCGGGGCTCCCGGCACCTGTTCCGCCTCGATCTTCGCAGCCTCGGGCTTCTTCCCGCCCAGGTCAAACGAACCTTTCTCGATATAACCCACTACAAAATCCTTGTATTTTACGGCACCGAGGCCGTACATAAAATTCTTGTTCATCGTTTTTTCAGTTTGATGGTTAATAACACACCGGCCAACAAGCCGGCCAATATACCTGTGATAAACGTCCGCATCCGGTTCGGAGGGCGTTTTTCTACCGTTTGAACGTCATTCGAAGTTTCGTTCCTGGTCTCGCTCCGGATGCGTGTCAGCTCTTCTTCATACCACAGCACCAGCTGCTGCAGACTGTCGCACGAGGCTTCGGCCACAAGGTTTCCCTTGCCGTCACTGCCTACGGTCAGGTTGGCCTGTCCGCTCTTGCCACGGTACACGGCACCTTCAGGAAGCTTACGGAGGCTGTCCGCCGGTATAGTCAGCTTCACCGAACTCGCCGGTATCCCCGCCATCACCAGTCCCGCCCGTCGGCTTCCGTTCGCGCTGTCGGCGCTTGCCGTTTCCGTCTGTGTCTTCTCCACCGTCGTGCTCTTCCTGCTGCTTGCGCAGCCCGCCAAGCACAGGACAGTCATCATGATGGCGGCAACTGTTGGCAGTGTCAATCGCCTTGCGCAGTCGCGCCATCTCACGTTTGTTGGCCTGCAGGTCTTTTCTTGTTGCATTCAGTTCTTCTTTTAAGGGTACCACAATGTTGCTTACCAAAACGCGGGTGGCATGTTCCGCGTTGTCCACACGCACACCCTCCGCGTCGGCTTCGGCCTTCATCGCTTCCGCTTTCGCTTTTCTCACCGTGGCACGCAATGACCCGATGGCTGCTGCAGTGCCCACAAGGCCGCCGCTAAGAATGATGTTCATAATCTCACTAAAGTCCATACCACCCGTTTTTTTAGTCGGTCAACCTTTTATTCTACTTCCTTGCGTTTCTTGCGGAATAACCCGATAACCCACTGCACCAGTCCCGTGTCAGCCACGCCGTTGGCCACAAGCGAGGCACCAAAGCCATACAGCAAGGCAATGTCCCAGCTCACATCACTCACAAACCCCGCATCAAGCCACCACAGCAGCATCACGCATACCAGGCCCACACACCAGCTTACCAGCTGCGTCACCCAGCCTTTCATATTAGGGAACAAGCCCTTCAAACCTTCGGTAAGCACCACCACACCGGCTGCAAAACCGGCAAAGGTGCCAATCATTGCGTCATAGTCCGTTGCCGGAACATCGGTCCCTTGGGCCATCACAGCCGATACCACACCGAGCATCAGCATCATAAACAGCATAATTCGTTTCATTGATTGCTTCTTTTATTATTGGTTAATACCTATTTCTTTCAGCCATTTCTGTACATCAAAGCTGGGGCAGGCCTTGGCCGCCAGCTCGTTGTGTCCCACAATGCGCACATCCGGGAATCTGCGGTGGAAGTCCTTCACATACTTCTCCAGTGCCTTTTTTTGGCAGCCGGTGCGGGTATCCTTCGGGGTCTTGCCATCCTTGGCCACACCGCCGGCATACACAATGTGGCGGCTCACGCTGTTGTACCCCTTGGCCCCGTTGGTCACTTCCCACGGATCCACCTGCGCATCCTCGTTGTTGTTCACCAAGCGTTCCACTCCGCCTTGCAGATGGAACAGGTCGGTATAGCCCACCTGTTTCCAGCCTCGACCACCTTGCTTCACGGGCGAAGTGTGCCACTTTCGGATGTCTGCGCTGCTTACCTCACGGCCTTCAGGCGTAGCCGTACAATGAATTACCAGATACTTCAACTTTGCCATATCATCTTATTCTTTCTGGTTTTGGGTAATGGTAATCTTGGCCGTCTTGCTGCGGTCGGCATTGAGCGTAAGGGTCAGCGTACCGGTTTTCTGACTGCCACTGTTTGCACCGGCCGAAATCTTTACACCGTTATCCGTCGCTTCCACCTTGAAGCCGGCAGGGGCACTGCCTATCTCATATTCACCGCTGGCGGTCACGGTTACTTCTTCACTGCCACCGGTAGCCTCAAGGGTCACGCTGGCAGGGTCAACTGAAATCTTCTTCTCGCTCGCCTTGAACACGGGGTTGCTGCGCTTGTCCAGCACCACCACTTCTTCACCGAAGGCAATGTTCGTATCGGCCTTCATCAGCATCTTGAAGAAGTACAGTTCGCTGGCGTTCGAAATCTTGTCAATCTGAATCACGTCTTCATCGTCCTGCAGGTTCACAGCCGCAAACAGGTTGCCGCCGGCATCGGGCGAACAAAGGGTACACACAATCAGATCATCGGGCCAGGCAGCAAGCGTCTCGATGGTAATGCCCTTGTAGCGGCGGGCATTCACGTCGGTTTCGCTCGTGTTCTTGGCCTCGCGCTGGGTCAGCTCGTCATCATATTTGTCAAAGTCGTTCACACTCATCAGAATGCGAAGGTCCGGGTGGTTGCGGATGGCCACGGGAATCTTAGCACGCATGGCTTTCAGTCTGCCCAGCATGGTCGATTCTGAACTGTCCACCACAATCACCTCTGTATCTTTCGACATCTGTTTCAAAATGCCGTTGAAAAGGTGGTCGTCATCATCCCCATATTCGCCGTTCACATAGTGGTCGCCCAATTCAAACTGCACCTGTTTGGCCAGCTCGGAAAGAAGGGCGTTCTGAGCTTCGGGCGGAAGTTCCGAGAATACCAGGTTGCCCTTCGGCTGCCACTTGCGCCAGATGTTCTCGAACGTGCGGGGGTTAAATACGGTAAAGGCCATGAAATCCACAGGGTCAAGGCTCTTCTCGTCGTAGTTGAAGTTGCCCTTCGAATCCTCCACGTTGGGGTTCTCCTTGCGCTTCTGAAGCATCTTGCCGGTCTTCAGGCGCGGAAGGCTGATTTTCTTTTCCACACCGGGAATCACCATGATCAGCCCCTTTTCAACAATCTCATTGCTCGTAGCGGCAAGCGTCAGCAACTGTTCAAGTACCTCGCCGCTGTAATTCGTGTTTCTTACAATTATTGCCATAGTTCAATCACTTTTTACGTTTGTCCTTAATTTCTCGCATGCGCTTGGCCCAGGGACTTTCATCTCCGTTCGGTTCCAAGTGCAGGTCTTCCATCACACGGCGCTTCACCGGCAGTTGGGCCAGGGCCTTTTCGCCGTTCTCACGGTCGTTGGCCAAAAGGTTTTCGTAGATGGGACGGGTGGTCGCATCGATGCGGCCGTCCTGCTCGGCTGCGTCAAGCAGCTGCTTGCGGGCGGCAAGGTCTTCGGCGGCAGCCTTGTCCTCGTAGATCTTCACCTTGGCCTTCAGGTCGGTGTTCTCTTTCGTAAGGATAGGTACCTTGCCGGCCTCTTCCTCCAGGTGGTCCATCAGGCGGAACACATCCGCATCACTCGCGCAGTCCTTGAAGCGCGGGCGTTTCTTTACGTCTTCCAGATTCATGTCTTCGCTGTTGTTTTGTGGCTCAATGAGCCGGTTATTGAATAAAGTATATATCTGTGCCGGCGTACTGTCGGCCGGCACGGGGTCTGCATCATAGATGCCGTCTATGAAACCGAGGTCCAGGGCTTCCTGGGCAGTCAGCCAGTGGTCCTCGCCGTCAAAATAGGTCTGTTTCACTTCTTCCTGGCTCATGCCCAGCCGCTCGGCATAGATTTCGCTCAAGCTGCCCTCCAGACTTTCTATCTCTTCCATGCAGCGCTGCAGGTCCTGTTTGTTGCCATAGCACCCGCCGCTCACACTGTGCAGCATCAGACGGGCATATTTGCTCATCTCTACAGGTTTGCCGCAAAGGGCTATCACGCTGGCCATGCTGGCAGCGATGCCATCCACATAAATCCGGATGTCGGCCTTGCTATGACGCAGGGCGTTGAATATCGCAATGCCGCTGTACACTTCCCCGCCGTTGCTGTTGATACGTACATGGATGCGCCGGCTCACGCGTTCGGCTTCCATCAGTTCCTGGGCTATGCGCCCGCTTTGCACCTCCGTATAGTCTCCGATGTCCCCATACAGGAATATCGTACTGGTACCGTCGTCACTCGTTGTAATATTGAAAAATCTGCTCATCGTCATACACTTTCCTGCGGGCTGCCCCGCCTTTCGATGATGCGAAAATAGAACATTCCTATGGCACCAGGAAACCGCGTTTTTATCATGACGCTTTCTGGCGTTATCATAACGCTATAACCCGTCATCATGCGTACAGCCTTTTACAAACACCGCTTTTTAATGCAATTTTGTAACGTGATTTACAACTAAAAAGGACGATTTATGGCAGATTTGACGAATGCCCAGAAAAAGGAATGGGCAAAAACTTTGTATCTCAAGGAAAACCTCACACAGCAGGAAATTGCTGACCGGGTGGGTGTGTCACGGGTGTCCGTATCTAATTGGGTTCGGGCCGGGAAGTGGGAGGAACAGAAGGTGGGGCTTACGCTCACAAGGCAGGAACAGGTGGCTAACCTCTACAGGCAGGTGGCCGAAATAAACAAGGCCATCGCCGAACGGCCTGAGGGGGAACGGTTTCCTTCATCCAAGGAGGCGGACATTCTCGGGAAACTGTCGGCGGCCATACGCAACATGGAGCAGGAAGTGGGCATTGCCGACATCATCAGTGTCATCACCGGGTTCGTCGATTGGGTGAGGGAAGCCGACCTCGAAAAGGCTAAGGAAATAACAAGCATAGCCGATGCGTACATTAAAAACAAATTATAAAGGGACAGACAATGAAACAGACTGACAGACTCGCTCTCCTCGATTGGGAGAAGTACAAAGAAGACATCGCAAGGGCTACACCGGTTGACCGGAACATGACGGCAGCCGAACGGGAAAAGCACCGGGAATATCTTGAGAAACATCCTATAGAATGGGTCAGGTTCTTTTTCCCGAATTATGCCAAGTATGAATTTGCCGGCTTCCAGAAAAAGGCTATCCGGCGGATCATTGCACACGATGAATGGTTCGAGGTGCTTTCCTGGAGCCGTGAGCTGGCCAAATCCACAGTCACCATGTTCATCGTCATGTATCTCACGCTTACCGGACGCAAAAAGAATGTTATTCTGACCTCCAACAGCAAGGACAATGCGGTGCGCCTGCTCGATCCATACCGGGCAAACCTCGAAGCCAATGGCCGCATCATGGCATACTACGGCAAACAGGAAATGCCGGGCTCATGGACCGAGGATGAATTCACCACCAAAGGGAAGGTTTCTTTCCGCGCACTGGGGGCCGGGCAGTCACCGCGTGGCTCGCGTAACGAGGCCATACGTCCCGACGTGCTGCTGGTCGATGACTTTGATACGGACGAGGACACCAAGAATCCGGACATCATCCAAAAGCGTTGGGACTGGTGGGAAAATGCACTGTACCCCACGCGGTCCATTTCCGAACCTACACTGGTCATCTTCTGCGGAAACATCATTGCCAAGGACTGCTGCGTGGTGAGGGCAGGCGAAATGGCCGACTCATGGGACATCGTGAACATCCGCGACAAAAACGGATTTTCCACATGGCCGGAAAAGAACTCGGAGGAGGACATCGACCGCACACTGTCCAAAATATCCAAAAAGGCGGCACAGGGTGAATATTACAACAACCCCATTTCCGAGGGCGAGGTCTTCGAAAACATTGCATACGGCAAGGTACCGCCTCTCTCCAAGTTCAAGTTTCTCGTGGCGTATGGCGACCCGGCACCGGGCGAAAGCAAGGGAAAGAAGGGGAAATCCTTCAAGACAGTTTCGCTTTGTGGCAAATTGGGCACCAGGCTCTATGTCATCAAGACTTTCCTGGCGCAGGCACTCAATGCGGAGTTTATCGACTGGTATGTCCGGATGCTTGATTTTGTCGGGGGAAAGACCAATGTCTATTGCTACATGGAAAACAACAAACTGCAGGACCCTTTCTTCCAGCAGGTGTTCAAACCGCTGGTGGCAAAGGTGCGACGGGAACAGAAGATTGCACTGTTCATCCGGGGCGACGAGGAGAAGAAGACGGACAAGGCTACACGTATCGAGGCCAACCTTGAACCGCTCAACCGAGAAGGGAACCTCATCCTCAACGAGGCAGAACGGGACAATCCGCACATGAAGGAACTGGAAGACCAGTTCAAGCTGTTCACCTTGACCATGCGCTACCCGGCCGACGGACCGGATGCGGTCGAAGGGGCGAACCGCATCATCGATGAACTGATCAGGCGCATCGAACCGCCTGTATTCCGTTCACGGAAGGATCTGAGAAAACGGAACAAGAAAAGATTATGACAACTCTAAAACAATCGAACTATGAGCAAATTTGTAGAACTCACCGATTACGATGCCAGTATCCACCGCGACATTCTCGACGCACTGGTGCGCGAAGACGAAACGGTCATTGAGGTTTGCGAGGACAGGGCCATTGCCGAAATGCGATGCTACTTGGGCAAACGCTACGACTGCAACAAGATTTTTGCAGCCACCGGCGAGAACCGGAACCAGCTCGTGCTGATGATGGTCATCGACATGGCGGTCTATCACATTTTCTGCATCCACAACCCGCAGAAACTTTCCCAGGTACGCAAGGACCGATACGAACGGGCAGTGGAATGGATGAAGGCGGTGGCCGACGAGGATATATCAATCGAAGGGGCTCCGCTGCTGCCCGAGGAACAAAGGGCAGGCAGATCGGATTTCCGCATTCAAAGCAACCGCAAACGAACGAACCACTGGTAAAAAGCAAGCAGTATGAAAAAGAAAAACAGAAAAAGAAACAAAACCGGCATCATCACCGTTGGGGGAAACTTCGCATTGCCGGGACAGAAGAAACCGAATGTGATTGTGCTCACCCAGCCCAAACGCTTCGGACTGGACATTGCCGACTACATGGCAGCCGTCAAAGCGGCCGAGAATGTCGATTTCTCGCGACGTTACAAACTTTATGACCTCTACGAGGACATTCTGATGGATACCCACCTTTCCTGTGTGCTCGAAAAGCGAAAGAATGCCGTGCTGTGCTCCAACATGGAATTCCGGGTGGACGGGAAGCCCGACGATAAAATCAACGAACAGATACAGTCGCCCTGGTTCAACCGGCTGGTGGGTGACATCCTCGATGCCAAGTTCTGGGGCTTTTCGCTCTGCCAGTTCTACAAGCTGCAGGAATGGGTGGACTACGACCTGGTACCACGTAAGCATGTGGATCCGGTCAGGGAACTCATCTTGCGGCACCAGACAGACATCACCGGCCATTCCTGGGATGAATATACCGACCTGCTTTTTGTGGGCTCTCCGTCCGATTTGGGGCTGTTGGCCAAGGCAGCCCCGTGGGTCATCTACAAACGTAACACCACAGGCGACTGGGCACAGTTCTCCGAGGTATTCGGCATGCCTATCCAGGAATATATCTATGATTCCGACGACGACGAGTCACGCCAGCGGGCCATGGAGGATGCGGCCAATGCCGGAAGTCTGGCGCAGTTCTTCCACGCCAAGGACACGGAACTAAAGCTCACGGAAGCCGGCAACAAAACGGGGTCTGCCGATGTATATGAACGCCTCTGCGAACGGTGCAACAATGAAATATCCAAACTGATACTGGGCAATACGCTGACCACCGAATCGTCCGAAAAAGGTACACAGGCTTTGGGTACGGTTCATAAGAAGGTGGAAGACAAGGTACTGGAGGCCGACCGGAAGTACGTGCTCAATGTGTTAAATTACGACATGACGGACATTCTGCTGCACATGGGCATCAATACTGAAGGGGGTACATTCTGCTTCCCGGAACCGAAGGAAACGGATGCAGGCACCAAAATATCCATCCTTACGCAACTGAAAAAGAACTTCAACATCCCCATCGACGACGACTACCTCTATGAGGAATTCGGTATCGACAAACCGGCCAACTACGAGCAGCTGAAGGCTGAACAAAGGGAGGCTGCACAGGCTGCCCTGATTCAAACCCCGAATAAGGAACCGGAACCAGCGAATAAGGGACGGGATGATGAACCGACACAACGCCAGAAAAAGAATTTCCAGAACTGGCTGAAAGGTTTTTTCGTGAAAGCCCCGGATGCCGGGGCAGCTTTAGACTGGTAATGAACGACCTCTACCAAAACAAAGGGGAAGAGGTACAGACTTCGTTCAGTTTCAGCAGCGACGTGTTGGCCAAGGCACTGCAGCGCATCTACAGTCAGAAAATGGACGTGGAGGGCGAAATCGAGCCGAATCTGTTTCACGAAATCTGCCGCATACTGGACGATGCTGCTGCCGATGGGGTTGCACAGTCTGAGGGGAAGCAAGTGGACGGATTCCTGCAGCAGCTGCAAACCAACAACGAGGTCTTTACGGCATTCAAGGTTCACCGCATGCAGCGCGATATGGCGCGGTTATTATTGGATTCGAACGGCACTCTAAAGCCATTCGAGAAATGGGTGCAGGAGGTCACACCCATCGCATCTCACCAGGTGCGGCATTGGCTGCAGACGGAATATGACACGGCGGTGCTGAGGGCACATCAGGCAGCCGACTGGCAGCAGTTCCTCCGCGAACGCGATGTCTTGCCCAACCTCAAATGGATGCCGTCCACCTCCCTGCACCCGGGTGCTGATCATCGGCCGTATTGGAATACCATACGGCCCATCGACGACCCGTTCTGGAGCATACACCGGCCGGGCGACCGATGGAACTGCAAGTGCGACCTCACGGCCACCGACGAGGAACCGACGCAACTGCCGGATGAGGACGATAATAGCAAACCGCAACCGGGGCTGGATAACAACCCGGGAACGGACGGCATCCTCTTTGCCGATTCCCATCCTTATTTCCCGAACGACTGCAGGCACTGTGCTTTCTATAAACCGGGCTTCAAGGACCGGCTGAAACACATCTTCAGCAATCGGGCAAAGGATTGCTACGACTGCCCATACATCAAGGCATGTATGGAACGGATGGCACAAAACGGGTTTAAACTTGAAAAATCATTCTCCAACGGCGGTGTACTTTATGTACATCCGAAGGTTGATAAGGATAAGGCCGACTACAAGGATATGAAACGTATCTGCCTCCAATTGGCAAGAATGGGGCATCAAGTCAAAATGACACCACGCTTGCACTATCTGTCGGATGATTACCAACGTATCTACGCAAACTTGATAGATACCAGATATTACAGAAAATGCCCGGATTTTGAAGTGGATGGCTTGTTTTACGAATTTGAAGGCTTCATCAAGCCATGGAACAAAAGAAAAGTAAAAAGCATGATTTCTCACGGGCTGGAGCAATCTTCCAGAATTGTAATCAAGAACACAAAAGGCTGTTCTGACCGTTTTATAAGAAGGGCTATCATGGCAAGACGGAATTTGCCTAATCAAAACATCGATGAAGTATGGATTTATGAAAAAGGGGAAATCAGGTTGTTCTATAAGGATGGTAAGTTCTACTACTAAAAAGACAACAGGGAAGCCTGCAAACAGACTTCCCTGCGATGCGACGTGCCGCAGCACACGCTAACTCCTTATGGAGCTGCTGCAAATATAGTGATTTATTTTAAAACGGTATCACAATGGACTTGAAAGATTTTGATAACTTGATAAAATCCAAGCGTAAACGGCTGGAAACGCTCATGCGACGCAAACTCCCCGTTACAGTCGGACGAATGGCCAAAGACCATTTTCAGGAGAATTTCCGCCAGGGTGGATTTGTCAATGGCGGTCTTCACCCTTGGCCAAAATCCAAACGGCTGTCTTCGGGGGGTACCGATGCCGCCAGCAATTACGGTACGCTGCTCTCCGGCAGGAAGCATCTGTTCAAATCGGTCGGATATACACCTGCCGACTACCGGGTAAGAGTGTTCAACGAGGTGGTCTATGCACCCATCCACAACTGGGGAGGGGAAATCGATGTCACCGTCACAGACCGCATGAGGCGCTTTGCATGGGCCAAGTTCTACATGGCTTCGGGGAAAAGAAGAAAAGCCGGCACAGGGCAAAAGAAACGTGTTAAACGGCGTTCCAAGCCGAAGGAACTGAATCCGCAGGCACAGTTCTGGAGAAACATGGCACTTACCAAGAAAAAGAGACTGCACATCCGCATCCCGCAGCGCCAGTTCATGGGCGAAAGCGAAGAATTGAACCGGCGTATCCGGGAAAAGGTGGACCAGGAAATTACCAACATTTTAAACCAATAACGATATGGACGAA